GGTACAGCGGACGCATCGTCGATAGCTCTTCCACCAGGGCTCATCCCGCATCATCAATCTCTGAATTGACAATTTGATGGATCCAACGGTTCTTGATCATTCCAGGCAAGTGTTCTTTCATCTTATCCTTAATAAGACGTCGCTGGTCCGCGGGCCGTACAACCGGAATCGACCGAGGATCTGCAATCAGCTGAGTGAGATCAACAGTGGTCGGGGTTAGTGCGCCGCTTAGAAGAGAGCTGACGTCAGCGGCCAACCTCGGGGATAGTTGTCGTAGTTGTAACACTGCCGCACAGTCCCAGCCTAGGTCGTCGACTTCGCCTTTGATCCGGTACTTTGTGTGTGGTTGGACAGGCAACCCCCCGAGTGAACCGGGGAGGAGCAAGCAGAACTCAAGTAGCCCCTGGGTGTAGAGTGTGTCCTTGATGAGACGACGCTCTGTATGCGTACTTGAGTGGAGGGTGAGTCTTGCACGGAGGCAACGTATAAGCCTGTACAATTGCCACCAGTACGCCTTCAATGGGGATCTGAGTGTATCTGCAACCATAGTGGAGATAGCGCATATTCCAGAGATTTCCGCGCTTAGCGATGGTATATCGCTCTCGTCTCTCCTCAGGGTCCGTGAAGCAAATTTCAGCGTGTACATCTGATGAACTCCGTTGACGTAGAACTCTTTGGAGTAGGAGATTACAGTTGCAGAGTCAATACACTCCTCTGGTTTGACGTCATGGCCAAGGCTTCGACAGTAGATGTCGAGGTTAGAAAGGATCCGTTGGAATAGCTGACGGCGGTCGGCGCAGGCGTCCAACGCAGTAATCGCCAAGATCTGGTTGTCTCCTTGTCCTGCCATCAAAAACTTTATGCCTAGTCCAAGGAGAGACATGTAGACCATTGCGATAGTGCAGATTGTCCAAAGTTTTTGTGTGATCCCCTCGAACCCACCTTTGTGACCGCGCCACACGAGTTCAGATGAGGGCCAGCTGGACGCATGATTCCCAGGCGACACGCCCGTTGGGAGGTTGTGTTTGTCAGTCAAGACAATAGTGGAGTGTTCGAAGAACCAGTGGGCTTGTGAGAAAACCCCCGGCATACCATAAATATCCTCCAATACCCATGCAATGGGGTTGACCGTCCGCGCCCGCCATCTCAGGTTCCACCGTGAGAAGTCTATCTCGAGGAACCCACTCGCGTTCTTATTTCGACTCGCGGATCCGGCAATAGCGTGCAGTCGTTTCTTTGTCTCCGTTTGGGACATGGTCATGGTCTGCTGAGGAATATAATCTGGCATGAATGAGGATCCTAGGTTGTACTCAGTCAAAACAAAAAAACACCGAAC